ATGAAAAGTGAAAAAATTTTAAATCTCTTGATTGGTCTTATTCTAATAGATTCTATACCTGATTTGCTTGAATTCAACAACTCACTTTTAGGAATCGTAAAATTAATCATTAATATATTGACTGTTTTAATTTGTCTTTATATTTTAAAAGAGGTAAACAAGAATGAATGAACGCCCACAGGAAAAATACGACAAAAAAAATATGGCTTTTGTAAATGCCAAATACAAGAAAGAATTTGTACATGAATTTAAAGAAGCGTGTAAGACACTGGGAATTACACAAAGCGAAGTATTTCGCGAAGCAATGATCGAAACAATTGAAAAAGCAAAAAAACCTAACTCAAAAAAATGAGTTAGGTTATATTTTTAAATATTTATTATTGATATATTTTTTTTTGCCATATCCAGAAGTTATTATACTATGAACTAGTCCCTTATATATAAGGATGTATTCTATTCGGGTATTTAATTTGCTACCATGAACATCTTCAGCACCGTGTTTTAGATAGATTCTATTCACAGTAAACGCCTAATTGATTTTGGAGTTCTTCGGATAGCTCGTAGTATTTCTGGTATTGAGATTTATAATAATCTCTATCGTCTCGAGTCTCTTGTAATTCCTGTTTTGTTAATTCTAAACTGCTTTTTAGATTATTAACTTGCCGCTCCTGATAAATGGCAATACATCCAAAAAATAAAGCTATGGCACTTATAGTAAAAACTATCATTTTATCTAATTCTTTTTTAAACATATTACTATACCTTTTTTAGATAATCTCCGCTTACCCATCCGCTAGGAATACGTGCAAACCCGTTTTTCCATTCTTTAACAGTAACGTGAGTTCCTTTTAATAATGAACCATTAGCATTAGCATGTTTTCTAGCATCAGCAGTTAATTCATTTCTAGATTTTTGTCTATAGTTAGTTCCTGCTCCTGTGCGGACTTTTAAAGCACTAGCGGCAACTTTATAAGTACCCAATGTCTTTGATGCGCTAGAAGGCTTATTTTGGCTTGTAGAAGAACCGCCAGAAACAGCCTCACCAGAGATATATCTATTACCATTGTAATAAGCTGCTAACCATCCTGATGGTGTTCTGATCCAAATATCATCACCATTTTTTGCAACTTCTAAGCATGAAACTCTAGTACCTTTATCTAAAGCCCCATCCCCATCAGCATCATGTTTTCTACCGTCTACAGTTAATTCACTGTGAGATTTAGCTCTATAGTTTGTACCAGCTCCTGTTCTGACTTTCAGTTCAGTTTGTAATGTATAAGTCTTACCAGTTGTATATCCCTCACTGGTTTGCGGTTTAATAGGTTTTACAGTGTTGCCATAACTAACATTTACGTTACCATTTGTAAGACAATTAGCAACATCAGCTCTAAAATCATTCATTGTATATCCTACGAACTTCCACCAATGGTCAGGATCACCATGATTAGAAGCAACACCCTGTGAATGACCTTCTTTATGTGAAATAATGTCATTAGCATTTAATCCATACTCTTTACATAAATAAGCATATAACTCAATCATATTTTTAATAGCAGCATCAAAATACGCTTTATCTGAATAATCAGCAGGTTCACACATTTCAACGCCAATCATATTATCATTACCTGAACCACCGCAGTGCCAGCCTCTATAATTCCATGGCAAAGTCTGAATAATCTCTTTGTCATCTACAAAAGCATGAACACATACTTGTCTATCAGCAGGTCTTGGAGTATTCCATGCTTTTGCAAAACCAGCAGCAGACACATTAGGACACGCAGTAGAGTGTAGCATTAACTTTATAATGTCAATAGTTCTGCCTGCTTTGTAACATTCATTGTTTACTAAAAAGTTTTGTTTGATTTCCATGTTATTCTTCCTCACTTTCATCTTTATTCAGCTGCACTAATGCATCTTTTAATTTATCAGGGATTTTAACTCCTAAATTAGAAACGTTTTCTAATAAAGAAATTCCCTCATTTGCGATGTAGAAGTAACACACAAGTGTACGAAATACCCATGTGCCAGTATTCATTAATCTATCTAACATCACTGCTACAATTAAGATTACAAGGATCATAAATTTCTTTACAAGTCCTTTAAATCCAACTTCACTGTCTAACAGATTGTTTTGGTAGGCAACGATTACACCAGTCGCATAATCTAAACACATAAATACAATTAAAATACCAATTGCTGCATCCCAGCCCCCGAATAAATACGTAAAAAAAGTAGCCACAACAGCTACAGTACTATTAAATACTTTTTCCATTTTTTTCATTTTCCTCACCTTCAATTAAAATTTTATTGGATACAGTTGTCATCAAATCAGCAGATTAGTGCACTAATTCTTCATGCCCTAACTCGATTAAGATTTTTTTAACTTCCGCTTTTAACGCTTGAGGTACTTTGTCATACGTTAATTTTTCATCTAAAATACGATATACTAAAAAGTTGGCCATTTTACTCACCACCCATCATTGTTAAAATTAAATCCTGAACCGCTTGTGCGGTTACTTCCTGTTCTCGTTTTAATATTTCTAATTCACTTGGTTTATTTAATTTCTCAAGTTCTTCATCAGTATAAGGAATATAAACATAAATATCTTCGTACTCGTCAAACGCTTCTTGAGGCGCTTGATAAGGAACGTCAATTATTTTTTCAACATCCTTACCACCATTCGGATATTCCGCAATAGTTTCGTAGTGCCATTGCTCCTTAATTTCTTCTACAGCTTTGTGATGTCTAATAAATAATTTATCCAGTTCCAAATGTCCTTTATTTAAATCATATTCTTTTAATTCCTGTGTTTTATCTTCATTAAAAACTCTCATATTTGCTCTCCTTTAAGAAACACGTTTCCACATATAACAGGTTATATATGGCTGTACTGTTGTAGGTGATTTACCGTCAGATTTAACAACCCTGGTAGTATTGCTTGCTCCTTGTGGTTTAGCCCCTGCACTAGCATCCAGCACCATATCATAAGAACCGTAGCCCGATACAACGGGTTCACTGTCATAGCCTATGGTATTAACATTCCCTCCAACTGCACCTATCAATGCCCTTAGTTCATATTCTTTACTTCCGCCCGTTTTTTCAACGGTATTAAAATCACTATCGCTCCCAACACCAATTGGTACACGGTCTTTACCCCATGCTTCCCATGTACCGCCAAATAATGAGGCTGGTGAAGTAGAATCGACGCTCATATATATAGCCCCAACACGATAAATCATATCCACAATCTTTTGTTTAGTTGGAATATCACTAATATATGCTAACTCGTACGGGTTTTGTCCAACGTTTATTCTTGGCCTATCAGATGAACTAAAGTTTATTTGACATCCTGTATCACCGATGTTTAGAATATTTGAATTATCCAGCTTTAAAAGTCTTACAGTATTACCGTTATTTTTCTTTTGAAGTAATGATAAGTTATTGTTAAAAGTTAAATTTCCAGTTAATGTACCGCCATTCGTTGCTATAAATTTAGATTTTAGTGAATTTAAAGCGCGTTTTAATTTTAGCGTACTTATAATTTTATCGTCCATATTGTTCACCTACCCGAAAATCTCTGTAATGATATCATCGATATCCGAATCTGTAGCGTAACTCATACCATCTAATTTTGTTTTATCTTCTTTACTCATTAAACCATTTGCAGTAGAACTGGCTAAACTGTAAGTTGTATCTTGTGCGGGAATACCTAAAGCCGTAATATCTGTTTTGGTAACCGCAGCAGCCTGGCTGATATGTCCCGTTGCATCTACAACAATCTTATATAATCCGCTTGCACGGCTTGTATAGGATGGGTGAGTATAGTTATTAAGAGATGCTAATTTATTTTTTTCAGCCGTAGTATAATCGTTTGTACTAAGCCCTTTGCCGCTGACTACATCAACTTTAGCTGCCAGCTTGGTATTCATTTCGGCTTCTGTGTAATAACGGTCATCATGCGTATGTGTACTTGGTGGAAATGTACTCGGTTTCCCTGTAACACCGCTCCAAGGCACACTGGTAGCAGCACCAGCAGTATAAACCTCATATCCCTCATCGGTAGATAATTTTGTATCGTCTACAACGAAATACATCAGACCCGTAGCAGTGACCTTAACAGTATCACCGACTTGAACTGTTGCAGTGGTTAAGGCTTTACGTGCGGTATCATCAGCAACAACTATACATCGTTCCAATGCCCCTTTTGGTATTCTTTCGATATCAATAACACCGCTTTTAATTTTTCCTGCATCAATATCCGTAATATCCGCATTTCCATGTTGATGTGTTTTGTTAGCTTTAGCATCTAAAGCGTTTTGTGTAGCAGTAGAAACAGGTTTGTTTAAATCGCTTGTATTGTCTACATTACCAAGTCCCACTTCGCTTTTTGTTACATTCCCCCAGGCAATAGAGCCAGCGGCAGCACCAGCTTTTAAAACTTTCCCGTTATTTGTTGTTCCAGTCGCTGGAACATGCATATTCCCATCGCCGGTTGGATGTGTATAATTATTAAGAGAAGCTAATTTATTCTTTTCGGCAGTTGTATAATCATTTGTAGACAGCTGTTTCCCATCTACCTTATCAACTTTGCCGTTAAGCAGTAAATCTTCTTTAGCGGCTAACTGCTGACCGAAATCAAGCAGATTATCAGTTGTAATAATTTTACTCATTTTTTTATCTTCCTCCTCGAATATTTTCTATAATATTGTCTATATCTTCATCATTTGCGAAGTTATAGCTTGGTCTCAAATTTGGAGTTATAATTTCTTTGTATCTGTCGGTTACTTTTAATTTGTAAGTTTCAACATTATCCTCAACTACGTCAACAACTGGACTAAAACCATCGAACTCCCCGTTATTTACTCTTTTCTCCAAATCTTCTACTGCATTAAGCATCTTGTCATATAAAAATTCTAAATTCGGATCAACAGGGAGTTCTTCGATATCCTTAGTAAACATAGCCTGATTTATTTCCAGTTTAAACGGATTCATTACCCGTCTTCGTCCTTTACTGTCTCTGACAATCATGGTGCATGTATATACCCCAGCATTAGCAGTCAGGTCCTCAGTTATAATAAAAGAGTTTCCATGTAACGGAACCTCTTTTATTGTCTTGCCCTTATATGCAATTTTAAGATCATGTTTATAATCATTTTTAAATAAATCATCATTTAAAAATCGAATGACAGTAACTTCATTATCATACTGGTTCGCAACCTTTCGTGCAGTTACAGTAGAATGATCAGCTTTTAAAAAAATATCAATATAATTGATCATATGTGCCTCCTAACCAAAAACTTCAACAATCATTTCATCAATATCTGCATCAGTTGCATAGCTTAGATCACCGGCACTCGGCATCGTAAAATCCAATACGGGAGCTTCAGGTGTTCCGTGTATTGTTATACCGGGATTGCCGGTTGTTACATTTCCAATAGAAATTTTAGGGGTTGCACCAACCGCACCGATAAAATCACCGTTTTCAAGTTTGGTATTTATTTCATCAACTGTATCATTGCATTTTTTTACTGCATTAGCAGTATCATTTTGCCTCTTCGTCTCATTTTTTTGACGAACTGTTTCATTCCTGCTTACAGTTTCTTCCAGCGAAGATAATTCATTGAGCTTATTATCTAAAGCAGTCTGTTGTTCAGCCGCCTTATTCTGCTGTTTTTCTGCCTCTGCTGCCAGTTCCTCAAGATTTGTACCTATCTCATCAAATCGGTCTCCAAAATCATTCTCAAACAAACTGTCCATATAATTTTTGACAAGGATATGCCATTCGTTTTCTGTAGGCAGTATCACTTTTCCGTTTGGAGCAGCTCTTACTTCAAAGTTAATCTGATTGGTTTTTATTATTTCTTTGACATTCACAAGTGCAACTGCAAGATATAATGGACCACTGGATTCGAAGGCTTCAAGCGGTATTAGATATTTTTCGTTTTCTATTGGCAGTATAATCTTGCAGTATACTCCATTTAAATAATATCCACAGTGGACTTCTTTTATATAGTTGCTGTACGATGAATCATTTTCCAAAACAACTGGAATATTTGCACTGCCCTGTGCCGGTATTTCTATAGTGTCACTGCTTATCGTGGCTTCCTTTCTTTTTATCTTTATTTCCAAGATTATCCACCTCCAAACTTCTCATTTTTACTAATTCCGATTCTAAAAGTTCTATTTTTTTATCAAGTTTCTGTACCTTCTGAATGCACGCCATTGCTAATGCATTATAATCTACAGACAAATAACCATCCTTATCTTTTGTAATCAGGTACTCAGCAAATCTGCTGTCTTTCAAATCATCTGCGATTACACCAACAACATTATTTCTTTTTCCTATATAATCAAAGCTTTTTATTTTTATTTCATCAACAAGGGCGGATATATCTATATCATCGATATTTTTCTTTAAACGTATGTCGGATCCGACATTTATTGGAACTGATGAAGAAATACTCGAACCACTAAGGAAAATATGATTTGAAGCCAACAGCTGAATATTAGTTCCGTCTACAGAAGTAGTAGGAGGATTTGAAGATAAAAATCTAAGCACTGTATTTCCACCCATTATTGCGGCATAATCACCGTTGCCGGCAAAATATATATTTCTTCCTATCGTAATATCCTTATTTGTAGATATACTGCTTCCGTTTATTTCTCCGCCTTCGATTTTAGAACCTTTTACGGTACCTGAAAACTCAGCATCAGTTGCTTTCATATATCTTGTTACAAGCTCTCCTCTATCCATATCCCAGTAACTGTTGCCCTTCCTGTCACTTAGAATACCAGTAATTATGTAGTCAGCAACTATACTTTCAAAGTTTATAGCCGTTCCCCATTTCCAGTCAGTATCAGTCTCGTTTCTCTTTTTTGATATTTGAATTCCCTGAGTCCCTATGCAGAGTGCACCAAAAGTTGAGCTTTCTTCATCTAAGTCCTCGAACAGAATTGCTCTTACATCCTGCTTTTTTGCAATGTCTTTCTGCGCCCTTAGTGATGTATTAAGCAAATCTATTACACCTTTTATCTTTTCTGCTATAACTGTACCTCCGGGACTTATCGCATTTGTAACAGAAGAAATAATGGACGTTGTATCATTAATATAGCTTGATTCATAATCTCCCAGCGTCAGACCTTCTACTTTTTCGGTTATACAGTCATAGGTCATTTTAATCACTCTTGCATTCGTAACGACACCAAGTTTTCGATGTTTCACATGAACGTTATCACCCAATACCACTTTCAATAGTCCAATATACTCTTTATATTCATCAGTTCTTGAGAGATCTATCATACTAACATTGTAGGCAATCTTCGGAAGGTCAATGCCCGCTTCATACTCTTCTGCCGCTCTTTCTCTCAGTGCTGAATATAGTTCTTCCAGTGTATCGCATACCGTAACACCATTTAACTCATCACCTTCCTGAACATCGGCAGATAATTTAATATCAGGATATTCAATTATTCGTTTGTATTTTTTCTGATAGTTATTTAGGAGTGGACTGTTTATGCTTTCGTTATCTGGAAGCATATATCCGTTGTACGCTTTAGGAAATATCATCGTAACTACTTCGCTCATATCTACTTTCTCTTCTACACCGGTAAGATTGAAACCAAACTCAGCACGCAGACCATTATCGCTTCCAATTCTTTCGTTTATGTAGATATCAAAATTATCAAAATAAATTTCCCCTCCCCATCTGTTAAGAAATGAGTTCTCATCATCGCTCATTAGACATTCAACAGCATTTTTCTGCTGCCAGTATGCAGTTGAAACTAGTTTTATATCTGAATGGCCATGATACTTCCCCTCAGGATCGAATATAGAATCCATAGCTCCCTGCCCATCAGCCTTTGTCGGTCTTGTATCCCACACCATTACTTCATCTTTTGCATCCATGAATACAGGTCTTGCAGATGCTGTAATACTGTCATCATCTTTCTGCACATTATAGATACGGTAAAGCTGTTTTCCATATGGTGTAGGTACTTTTATCACTGCTTCATATACGAGTATCTCTTTATTTTTTTCAGATGGTGCAGTTAGTTCAAGCTCCCATGCACTGTTCATCTCAAACTCAATTTCGCAGCTTTCTGCTTCAATGACCGCATCACCATTCATATCATAGTTTTCATTTTCAGGGCTGTAAACCTGTATCATTATAAGTACCTCCAGTTTGGTATTATTTTAAGCTCAAATCCTTCTGTTATTGTAATACTGTTTTTTCCTTCTACAAGCATAAGAGCATCATAATCAGCATTGATAGCACTGTTTTGTAAAGTGCCGTCTTCCCGGTATGATACCTTTAAAACAGTATCTATTGTAAGATTTTGACCGACATTGCATTTACACTCATTCCCGTTAACATTTAAAATACATGTTCCTTCACCTTTTAAGATATATACAGGTTCGGCTTCGTCATGGCGGTTTAAAAGAATATCCTCTATATCGTATTCTTTTAAACCTGTCTTAAGATAAGCATATACATCGCATGTGACGGTAACTGTAAACTCTCCGCTCTCTATCACTCTGCGTTCATTTGAACTGAGTTCTATTCTTTTTATACGGTAGTAAATATCAGGGCAGTCACTGAACGATAGTCTTTTATGTCCGCTTTTAAACAGCCATCTTTTAACCTCGTGCCATTTAATACCCCACTGGTATTCAGAAGATATATAGTTCATTTCGATTTCAAACTGTATATCTTCATATGTGCCCATGTCTTCATAAAGTTTCCCGTTTCTGCCCGGAATACTGTATTCTTTGTAGTTTTTAACCGGAGCTGGAAACTCCGGTCGTTTTGTTACAGCAAGTCCCATCTGAACTGATGTAACATCATCCAGTGAAATATAGTACATATCTATACCCCCTTAAATACCAGTTTAGAATGCTGTACCTTTGTCATCCTGCGTTCAATATTCTGATAGATTGGCTTACCATCAAGTGGAACAGTATTATGGATTTCTATTACTGCCTTACTATCCATAGATAGAGCCCTTGATACTGTTGCATTAACATCTGGTGTAAATGACGATGTCATTTCTCTCTGCAGCTGACTAAGAGGCTTTAATGCAAGTTCGCTGTTTTCTTCAATACCAACACCGATACCGGCAGCAAGGTTTTTACCGATAAGATCTCGCATAAGTCTAGACGGTGAATGTATTCCAAATGCACTCATAAGACCGCCCAAAAAGCCATCTGCAAAACTAAATATCTTATCCTTGAGCCAATTTCCCATTCCTGTTATTCCATTCCAGATTCCCTCAACAATATTTTTTCCGATATCAAGCATTTTGCCAGGAAGTGAACTAACACCTTCAACTACTGCACTGACAAGTTTTCCTGCGGCGTCTTTTCCTTTGTTCCAAAGTTCCAGTCCCCATTGAACAATTTTATTTGCTGCATTCGACAACCAGTTCCACATTTTTTCTGGAAGCTGACTGAAATAGTTGATTATACCGTCTACTGTCTTACTTATCCACTCAACGGCACTGTTGTATGTATTAGTTCCCCATTGAATTACGTTATTCCATGCATTTACAAGCCATTCCCATATTTTTCCGGGTAGCTGTGAGAACCAGGTTACTATGCCGTTTATAAATTGAGGAACTGTTACTGTCATAAAGTTTGAAAGGTTAATTCCCCACTGAACGATATGACCTACTATCTGTCCAACAGCAAATCCAATTTTATAAGGCAGTTCATTGAACCAGGTAACTATTCCATTAACAAACTCTCCAATTCTTTCCGGGATAGACTGAAAGAACGCGACAAATTCTTCTATTTTCTGCGGTATTGTCTCAGTAAAAAAAAGAGCTATACTGTCGACAAGCCCCTGAAAAAAGTTTACAACAGATTTTATTACCCCATTGACCGCATCTCTAAACCATTCACATTTTGTATAGAGCAGAACAACAACTGCAATAATTGCTGTTATCGCCGCAATTACGGGATGTGCTGTTATTGCACTAAAAGCACCCGAAACTGCTTTTCCTATACTGCCAAAAGCACTTTTGATTATCCCTGATGCTTTGGTAAACGACGGTCCGAGCTTTGTACCAAGATTGATTATATTCGATATTCCCTGAGCAGTTTTTCCGGCAATTATAAGGACTGGTGCGAGTGCAGCCACAATCAAACCTACTACTGTTATAACTTTTTGAGTAGCCGGAGACAAAGCAGAAAATTTGTTCACAAGCTCTGTTATAACTTTTGCAACATCAGAAACTATCGGGGCAAGTGTTCCACCTATAGCAATTGCAGCCGTCTCGATAGAGCCTTTCATTTCCTCGATTGCACGGGAATACTCACTCATTTGAGAATCAGCAAGTCTGGAAGCTGCCTCCTGATCATTTGTTGCATCAGTATATTTTTTAAGTCCTTCTGCACCGCTGTTCATTAAAACAGTAGCAGCACGCATCGCATCACTGCCGAAAATGGTTTGCAGTGCAGCATCACGTGTTGCTGCATCAAGCCCGCCTAGTTTATTTTGAAGTTCTTGAGCAATTTCAGTAGCTCCTAGCATTTCTCCACTTGAATCTCTCGTTTTGATTCCCAGCTGTTCAATCTTTTCTGCCGCTTTGTCTGAACTAGGAGCAGCAAGCCTTTGAAGCATAGTCTTTAATGACGTACCTGCATCTGAACCTACAATACCGGCATCAGCAAATTTTCCAAGTACTGCTGTTGTTTCCTGAATGGACCATCCGGCATTGTTTGCCTGAGCAGAGCATTGAGCAAGACCTTGAGTAAGCGGCTCAACGTCAGTTGATGAGGCTGCCGCAGCACCAGCAAGTGCATTTACAGCTACTGATACATCTTCGGCGGTTAATCCAAAAGCCCCCATAGCCTGTACCACAACATTCGCTGAATTGGCAAGATCCATTTGTGATGATGCTGCAAGATCCATTGTAGCAACCAGCGCTCCGCCTTTTATATCAGCTGCACTCAACCCGCCTTTTGCAAGTTCTGTCATTGCCTGACCGGCTTCACTGGCTGAAAAGATAGTATCCTGTCCTACCTGAATTGCAAGTTCGCGCAAATCATTCATCTTTCCAACAGGAATATCTAAAGCCCCTGCTGCCTGAGACATAGCATCTTCGAAATTTATTGCAACTTTTGTAGCTGCACCACCGACACCGGCAAGACCTATGCTGAGCGGTGTTAGTTTCTTTCCAGCATTTTCGAGGTTAGTTCCCATTTTTTCAGCTTTGATTCCAAAAGCCTGTACCTTTTCACTAAATACATTTTGCTGTTCACTAAGTCTTTTTATAGTCTGTTCAGTATTTTTGATCTGTCTTTCCAGCTCTATGTATTCAGCACTGTCAATGTTCTTGCCACTGTCTATAAACTGCTGCTGTGCTTCTTTTAGCATATTGAGTTTTTCTTTATTTTTGTCGACAGCTTCACCTAGTACCCTTTGTTTCTGAGCAAGTAATTCAATATTTGTAGGATCTACTTTTAGAGCCTGATTTACTGCTTTAAGTTTTCCCTGTAATTCATATGCTTCGGTATTTGGTTTTTTTAATGCTTTTGAAAGTGCGGTAGTATCACCGCCGATTTCAAGTGTAATACCTTGTAATTTACTTTTGGCCATAACTTCCTCCTTTCATTAAAATCTGTCAAAGTCACGCTGAGTTGCCTGACGTACCTTTCTAGAATCAGATTGATCTGCATCATTTACATTATTAAAAGTGATGATGATATCCAAAAGTTCACCAACATCACTTCTATATATGTCGTATGTACTTAGTCCTATTCTCAGGCATGCAATCATCAGTTTTTGAAACGTTACCGGTTCTTCTTTTTCATTCGATTGTTTTTTTTTGGTTTTACAGTTGGAGTATTTGAATCGCTTAAAAGTTCCTGAATGTCTTCATAAGACGAAATAACCGCAAATGGACTTTTAAACTGTTCAAGCCATTCAGAAACAGGTTCGATTTTTGGATTCGCCTTATAAGCAAGTACCCACGCAATATTTTCTAAAATTTCTGCAACTTCAATATCATCAAACTTCTGATTTTTAAATGCTGTTTCCATTTTGAGAATGTCCGTAAGCATATCTCTCTTAAAAAAATGGCGATACTCTCTTAAAGTACCGCCATTTGACATCATGGGAATCTGTTTATCTTCAATTTTTATTACTTTATACATCTCTTTTTATTCTCCTTTCGTTGGAACAGTTGGAGCAGTTGTAAAAAAGGCAGCATATTTTTCTGAAGATACTGGAACTCTGGATTTTACGATATTACCAAACTCTGTTACCAGTGGAACTGATGTAAACGGAATTGTGGTCGTATTTGGCTCAAGTGTATCCTCTTTTGTATTTCCTTCAATCGAAGGTCTGCTAAAAGTTGTATTGTAAATAATATATTTTGTTGCGTTTTTATCTCCTTCAAACTGGAACATGAAATATGCTAATTTCTGTACCGGGTTTGAAATTTCCACAACCAGCCCTTCCTGCGAAGCTACAGCACCAAGATATTCCGTTTCAAACCAGTCTGGAACTTCTGCCATTTCCAGCTCTCCAGTATAACCGTTATTTGTATTAGTAACATAATATGCTGTATTATCAGCGTAGAATGTATTTGTTTCACCTTCTGCATCCATTGTAAGGTTTACTGCTCCGGGATATTTTTTTGGGATACTGAACGATGGAGTACCATCACTTAAAGTTACTGTACCTACATGGACGTTTGACAGTCCAAATCTTACTTTGTTTTCTTCAGACATCTATTTTCCTCCTATTTTTTTTATTGTTCTTTTTAACAGTTCTTTATTTATATAATCATCGCCGTATTTGAAGTGCGGCTGCGGGGCAGTTCTTCCGCCCTTTGTCAGTGCATGACCGTTTTCTAGCAGATGAGTAAGCCGATATTCGTCACCACTGGCATATATAACATTTTTCTTTTCAGTAACACTTTCATACATTGTACGTGTTTTTAATGAGCGTTTATATTTTCCTTTTCTCTTGATTTTTCTTTTATCAGTTGGAGCATGATCCTTAACTATTTTCAATGCCTCATCGGAAATTTCATCTACAGCACTTTTTGCTGCGGTGGTCACTTCATCACTGTATGTCTCAAGACAGTTCATGATTGCTTTTTCAAGCTGACTGACTTTGATTTTTTTAGCCATATAGACTATAGACTGTCATCATTACCTTTTCTTCATCGAGCCATGACTGTGATGATTTATTCCAGATGATACCGCAGTTATCGAAGTATGATTCCAGTTTTTCTTCCTCCACAAGAGTATTTTCCCTTGTGTATAATTCCAGTTGAACATTTTTAGTACTGTAATAAACTTTATTGTCTGCATTGAAATTATCACTATCAGGTACGAGATATACCATAAACGGAGGTGCTACCTCTTTGCTGAAATGACTGAATCTGCACTGAACAGTATAATTTTCAAGTCTGTTGATTATTTCTTTTATCGACATATTTTATATCTGTTCCTTTCAGGGTGATATATATGCTCGGTGGTGCGGTGTCATACTTCGGCTGTTTTAAAACAATCTCATACAGTCCTTTCTTTCCTGTTCTGTAGTCTCTTGTCTCGATAATATTGCTGCGTTCAAACACATCTACACACTCCATCGGTACTGATATCATTCTTTCTATCGTATTTCCAGATACTTTTGCATCCATAAATCTTTTGACTCCGAATGTCCTGTTTCCAAAAGATATCTCATTAAATAGATTTTTTTTGATGATACCATCCTCAGCTTCTAAAACATTTATTACGCCATCATTAAACTGCTCATTTTGTGCTTTATTCCTGCTTGCCAGCATATTTTCTCACCTTTGCCTTATTGATAAATGCTATGATTTCTTTTCTGTAATTTACATAGAAATCATCAAGAGCGTTTGCACGTTCATACATTACACGGTTCAGGAAAAGGCTTTGCGCTTTTCCTGGTTCCGTATAAATATTATTAACTCCGCTCTTTTCATCAAGATCAGCTACGGAGTTAGAAATAATGATTTTCAGCTTTTTTTCCGCTGATTCATCAATCCATGCCAGCCCGAGAAAATCCTTTGTCAGTTCTAACAGTTCCTCTTCCATACAGAGTCTCTATCCTGCCGCCTGAGTTTTTACTGTACCCTCTACCGTTGTAGTGATTGGATCGGTATTAGTTACTTCGACTTTTACAACCGCTGGTTTCAACTGACTGATATCATGGTACTGGAATGCATTGTTATCCATAGGCATACCGTTTCCGTACAATTTGATTTTGTATACCCTGTTGTCTTCAAGGAACTGGCAACTGTCATCAAATTCAAGTTTACCGTCCTTTGAACTCATACCGATACCCGCAAAATATCTGTATCCTAATCCTAGAACAGCTTTTCCTGAAGCAACTGCCGGTGACTGAATGATAGTCATCGGGTAAGGAAGAACATCATTTCTGTAGGTGCCATCGCCACCCATTACTGTTGTAGCTGGGAATACTTTTGTAAAATAGTCAACAGGATTTACGATATAAATTACATCTCTGATGGTTCGTGTTTTGTTGTTGTCATCAACTGCTAATTTTGCGATTTCTGCACCTAATGTTGCCGGCTGAAAATCTTTAATAACGGTTGCTGATTTAGCTGTATATTGAACATATCCGCTTTGTGCGCTTCCTGATGTCAGATTAGCAATCATCCCTATTGGACCCTGGTCTGTTCTCAATGAATTGATGATTCCATCTTCAAGTCCGTTTGCTAATGCTTCATACATGATTTCTCTAACATATGTATCAAGCCATGATGGTCCTAAATCAAGCATTGCCTGTGACACTGGAATAAAAGCAGATAATTTCAAAAATGTCATATCAACTTCACTGAAAGAACTTTCCAGCTCCTTAGTGATTTTATCTGTTAATTTTCCCCATACCGCTTTAACATATCCATTTTTGTTGACAAGGAATTTGATCATTCCCATAGTATTTTGAAAATTGATTTTTTCAAGCAGTGGATGCTGAGTTCTTAAATCTTCAAACACTGAATTAATAACTGTTTCCGGCATAACAAGTTCAGGATTTGTTAAGGCCTGTTTAGTATCCGATGCCCTAAATGCCTCTGCCAGCTTTTCATAATATTTCTTTTCAGATGATGTAAGCTGTCTTACTCCTCTCTGTGCAAGAATCTGAGCATCATTATTACCAGCTAACTCATTAGCTCTTTCTAAAATGTTCTCTTCGATATTTTGAGCAAGCTCATTTAAACAGCTGGTGTATGCATCACTGTCCTCGTTATGCATAGCTTCAACCATCTTCGTTAAAATCTCTGCTCTTTTTTGATTCATAACTGCTAATGTCATTTATCTATTCCTCCTCTGTTTTTTGACATTTAAAAAACCAGCCTTTTTTCTGTAACGGCTGAGTATTGTTCAACTGTTTTTCAAGTTCTTTATTCCTAAGTACGAGTTTTGCTAGTATACCGTCGTGCAGTGACTGTTTGACTGTGTCCTCTACGATTTCAGTTGCAAAACCATAACTGAGTGCTTCGTCTGCTGTTATCCATTCCTCACGGTCCATCATCTCTTTAATCTGTTCCTCGCTGAGACTGGAACATAATTTATAGATTTCAACAGAAGGCTGAGTGATTTTCTCTATATCATCAGCAGCTTTTCTTAATGCATTTGAATCACCTGCTGCATAAGTCCATGCATTGTGGATCATAAGCAGACTTGACCGTGGCATTTTTCTTTCAGTTCCAGCCATAAAGATAACCGATGCTGCACTGCATGCAAAGCCGTCACACAATGTTGTAACAGTTCCCTTGTAATTCTTTAAAAGATTGTAAATAGCAAGTCCCTGAGCTACTTCACCGCCATAGGAATTGATTCTTACAGATAAGTCTTTTTCACCAAGCTGTGCAAGTTCTTTTGCCATGTCATAGGCGCACACCTCATCTTCATACCACTTATATGAGGTGATATCTCCATAAATATATAATTCAGCATTGTTTTCATCCTGATTAGTCAACTGATAAAAATTATTCTTCATCTTCATCACCTCCTTTCAGTGCTTTCATGAGATCTTCGACTGTAGAATAGTTCTTGGTCATAAAGAACTGATTAGCCCATGGTTCGTCGATTCTGTCAAAACCGCAAATCTCACGAAGATCGTTGATACAAGTAAATCCGCTTGAAATGAGCTTATCAATTGCTGTAGCAACATCAAGCAGGTCGATATGTTTGATTGCTTTTGTATCAAATTTTACATATGTGCCTTTCAGTATCTGTCCTTTTGTAAACAGTTTTCTGTTCATTTCATCGCTGAACATCTCTATCAGCGGATCAATGCAGAATGTCAGAAAATCATTAACTGCTTTTGAAGTATCCTGTACATCGCCGTTGGCTATGGCTGAGGGTACATTGAACGCATTTGCCGTAAGAGATATGACATCGTCAAGCAGCGCTTTGAAATCCCTTGTAGTAGACTGTGTTCCTTTGTTCTCCAGCTGCTTATATTCATACCCCTCAAATAAAGGCAGGACAGCATTTGCATTTGAAAAGAATGTCTTAAAATCCTCATTGACAAGCTGTTTAAAATAATCTTCAAACTCATCACCCTGCTCTGCAAACTGGTCTATTTTCAAAATTCCCTTGTTGCCGTTTGCAACAAGATAGCTTGAATACGCCGCATTGATAAGACCGGCATAAAGAGAAAGAGTGCCGTCAAGATAGGTTCTAAGATTTTTAGAATTCAGCTTAAAATAAAAAACCTCGCTCATTCTGAGGTTTCTGGAATATGTAAAACTGTTTACTGTAACATGCTGAAAATAGTGTTCGAAAAATGCAGAATCATCATTCAGCTGATAGTCATCTGCAACATAAAGCTCTTCATTGTTCACTACTACAAGTGCTTCATTATTTTCATAAAGATGATTGATCAGTTTTGCCCAGAACTGTGTAGCACTTTGATTCCTGTTTGGCTGAATATTCCATCTGTACCACTCATCATTCTTTACCCGCCTGTTGTTTTCATATACATTTACGGTACATTTTGAAACCGCATTTGCTATCTTGTTGGAAATAAGATTAAAGGCCAGTTCCCTAACCATAATCTCACTTGCCAGCTGAAAACATACAGCTTTGGTATCTGCTTTTTTGGGGGCAGTATCTTTGCCTGCAAGCCATTTAAAAAAATTGAATGCCATAATTCACCCCCTTTCTAAAAGGTACTCACGCGTACTCTTTTGCGTGCTCTTGATACTTTATATACAGGTGACAGCTTATCTTCGCCGCACATCGAATGCACAAGTGCCATGAATGGATCCGTCTTTCGTGATTTTGGTTCGATCTTTCCAAAAAGAAAGTTTCCCATATCAAGCTCACCATCTGTGGCAAGCGTTGACTTTTTTGTGCGAACGAGTTTTGTATTATTCGTTGCCCATCTTAAATGAGGCTGTTCACCCCAGTAAAAATACTGATTAGCAAAACATCGGTCGATTATCGGGTATATCTTCATGATATGTCTTGGTCTTATAAGAATAATATTTTTTCTTTCAATCGAATATCCAATTTCTTCAAGGCAGTCCCGCAAAATATCATATCTGTAGTCATCTAGGCAGATGGCTTTGATACGGTAGATTCTTCCTTTTTCCCTGATATATTCAGCAATCATTTTAGGTCTGATTTCGACATCATCAACCAGCTCAACATATCCTTTTTCCGCCCAGTCCATATACGGACATGTCAGTCGTGAAATTTCCGGATTGTTCATGCATATCCATGCTTTATTCATATCGATTCTAATGTCTCCATCCTTAAAATGAAGATTTACAGCTGTCCAGTCGGTAGTTTTAGAAAAATCGATGCCAGCTATACACTCATGACCGCGAAGTTTTCCGTCATATATTTTGTCTGTTTTTTCAAGATTCTCCCAGCTTGTGACCGCAAGTTCACTGTTGGACTCTCTTATATTCATTCGTTTTGTCATAAAATCCGGAAGTCTTGCAGGATTTTCTTTCCATTCACGATACTCTTTTCTGATTTCGTTCAACAGATTCGGCATGTAAAAGAGTGATGGATTAGCCATATACCAGTTCTTTTCATCATGCACATCATTTTTTGAATTCAGCCGGCATATAAACGGAAGCAGTCCGTCATCCGGCTTATCTTCATAAAGTATTCCTTCACATTTTTTTATAAGTTCATCAAGCGGACCGTCAACCACATTTCCATTAGTCGTGTAGATCGTACGCCTGGGATGTTTCTTTTTTCCAAGTCCGGTAGTAAAAACATTGATATTGTCATAATTTTCATAAGCATGGTACTCATTAAAAATAACACAGCCTGAACGCAGACCGTCCTTTCCTTTGGCGTTGTTTGTATGTCCGTGAATAAACGAATTTCTTTTAAGTCCTCTTATACTCTCCTGAGTCCAGTGAAAAAAACGCAGCATCTTCTTTCTGTTTCTTTCAAAGGCTGTCACGATATCCTTTGCAGGTCGTTTTGCCTGTGTTTCATTATTTGCACATATATCCACATCATACTCATTTACAGGATTGTATGGACTTATAAGCGAAAGAGATTCAAGTGATATAGTACCATCTTTGCCGTTTCCACGTCCCATCAATATCAATGCATCAGGCCACCTTGGAAGCCCGGAATTCCTCCAGTATGTACACAAATGCAGCCCTAGAACAAACTCCTGCCATTCAAACATCCTTTCAAAATCAAAGTATTTTGATAATCCAAAATAACTTTCTGCCTGTTTTACATCAACATAAATATCATCATTTTCAAAAGTTCTGATTATCAATTTTCTAAGTGCCCATTGATCTTCGCAGAATTTTTCGCAATGATCGTCCATAAAATCAAAATATCTTTCAACAAAAAAAGGAAGTCTACAATTCATCGTCACTTCCTCCTGATACAGTATTTTCACTAGGCTTTATTCCCAGATATTCCAGAATTTTAATCATCTGCTGATTATATTTAAGCAGCAGATCATAACTTTCATTTTTCTTTTCGATTGGCAGTCCTTTAGAATTATAGGTTGTGATCCTAACACCGTTTTCATCGATATCTTCCTGAAGAGTATCCTTTTTGACAAGAAGAAAGATATAATCTTCTACAAGGTCCTGAAAATATTTTCCATCAAGCCCTTTGTACTTAAGCTGATTTTCTAAATCTTCTCTAATTCTAGACTGCTCTGCTGTTAGATTTTTTTTCGGTATCCGCATAAAATCACCTCCTCATGTACACGCGCGAATTTTTTATGAAATGTCATCCCCACTCCCCGTTCTCCAGTAGCAGGTTTAAAGACCGGATTTTTTTGACGGGGGGTATCTGTTTTACAACCTGGTCAGAAAATAAAATTATTTTGTATTTTTATTTCCGCTGTTTCTTTTTTTCTTTGGAACGACTACAAAGACTTCATGTCCTCTATAGTATGTTACAGTTTTCTTATTACCATCTTTCTTCATTTACAAATTTATCCTTTCCAGTTTCAAATTTATGGCGTTCATCTATATGTTTCAGCTCGTGACAGCTGAAGCATAAAGTTTCCAGATTGCTGTCCTCTAATGCAAGTTCCGGATAATCACGCAGATGCTTTATATGATGAACATATGCCCGCTGTGATTTTTCTTTTGCTTTAGGTTTGACGATAGTTACTTTACCGTTTCGTTTACACTCCTGACATTCACAGTGATCACGTTCGATAATATGCTTTCTTTTATTCTTCCATATGCTGCGAATATAGAATGCATGCATATCGTCTTTCCTTATACACTCGTTAATAAATTCAAGTAGTTTCTCATCCATCTTTTCTGTCACCTCATTTTAAACTGCCAGCCATGCAGGACTTGAGGGAGAGGAATGTCATACATGATTGACAGTTTAAAATAAAAGAAACCCTTTCGAGTTTCTTCCTGTAAAGTGTTGATTAACTGTTGTTATGGCGTTCTTTCAAAACTTCCACAATATCATAATAACACATAAAAGTAGGTTACATTGTCACCTCTTTTATTTTTTTAAAACTTTTTTTACTGATTTATTAATAAGTTTATATAAATACTGTCTAGCAAAGTTATAACGGTTAGCTACCTTTGTATGATTGTAACCACAAACATACAGTTCTACCATCATGATTTGAATATTAATAGGCAACTGATCGAACAGTATTCTTACCTCATTTATCTTACGAATATATTTATCACGTTCTAATATTAATTTTTCTTCATCAATGAGTAAAGAATTTATTCCCTGCATACTGAACGGTATTTTATTCTCAACATGGTACTCTTTCGGCGCTATTGATTTTACCCCTACAAGCTGAACATGTATTGCTTCTAACTGATTAGTTAAAGATATGATTTTACGGTTGTAATAACCGCATGATGTTACATCTCTGATAAACTGTTTAATATCTGCTTTTGTTACTTCATTTTCTTCCATTAAGCCTCTCCTTTAATGTTTCATAATTATCTGCAATATAGATATATGTATTTATGTCCAGTCCACTGTACTTCTGCCTTTCATGGCTGTATATACTTGGCTGCTTTGGATAATCTTTAAATACGTGATTAATAGCCGTTTCATATCTTTTAATATAATCAGACAGTACCTTATCACTTAAACTATCATTCTTCATACGTTGCACCTATTAAATCTGCTAAATCCGTTTTAGTTGCTGTTACTTCTAAGATTTCACCTTTAGATATTAGCGGCTTAATTAAATATCTATAAATAAGTGTTTGCACTATATCATCGAGATCATCAATCAAATACTGTTTAACATGATTTCCCTTGTTTCCATAACTAATAAGTTCATCTAGGCAGATTGGGAATAAAATATTTTTATTCATCCTGCTAGCCATTTCACTTATTTCATAAGCACGTTCTTTGTTTGAACAGATGATATAAATTGGTTGATTATGTGCCTTATTGATAAGTCTTGTTGTTTTTCCTTTGCGTCTTGCTAATTTAATCAGTTTCATTATTTTCCTCACATCCATCACATTTGTTAATACCATCCCAACCAACAAAGCAACCATGTTCTTTTTTTAATATCTTTTCAAAATACTCACAAATTCCATATTGATTATCATTAATTTCTCTATAAAATTTACAATCAGAACAATTTTCAGGTGTTTCATATTCAATAATTTTACCCATGTTTCCTCCTCTTAAATGACGCAATATATCCAAGATGTTATATTGCATTTATATTTTCTCTCTAATCCCTTACTACATAAGCGATTAGAGAGATTTTTTTATTAAAATAGTTTTTGTTAAATTTCTGTCCTTTTTATAAAGATATAATTATCATTTTCAATCATTAATCTAATATCATTCATAACTTGATATTCGAGTTCTTTAATCCTTGTACTATCATCTAATAATACTGCAAATAACGCTGACTTATCATTAAGAGAAATAAGCTCGTTTAAAACATCTTCTTTGTTTATAATTTCATCTTTATATTGCTTTTCGCTTTCACTCATTTGTTGAATCCTCCTTTTTAGTTTCTTTTAACACTATCGCCATATTAGAACCATTTCCCGTTGGAAAGAAACCAATCAATTCATAATCGCCATACACTTTAATAAGTGTTTCATTATCCTGTCTTTTAATTGTGATCCACTGATTATCTTCCATTATTTTAATCGATAATTCCTTTCATCATCATAAGCGATTTGCACGATGTAATCAGCTGCCATTTGTTTTATCCGTCCCGCTATAGCAGCATCAACATCTATCAACTCTTGTAACAATAATTCACTTGAAATTATTGTTACAAGGCTATTGTTGTAACGATAATTGATTATATCGAAAGCAAGTGTCTTATCAGTCTCACTGATCTTACCTTTAAAAAAATCATCAATATATAATACATCAGCCATTTTGACTTTATCTATTGCTTTGTAATCATCGCCATATAACTCATTTTTAAGATTTCTAATATATTCATCCCAGACTATATATTTTACTTCTCTATTCTTGCTTAAATAGTTTCTAGCAACAACACTACACAAATGTGTTTTACCAGCTCCGCTTTGCCCTAGCATAACAAACCAGTGATTTGATTTATATTTTAGGTACTGTTTGACTTTATCTTTCATAGTTCTTTGAAAGTCTTTATTAACATTAAATTCATCCAATCGATAATTTAATAATTTTTCAAGTCCGCTTTTTCGAGCGTTTATAATTGTTTTGCGTTTTGCCATGCACCCACACTCAAACCTAACCGCATGATCATGACCATCCACCATTTTATAAACATATCCTCGATTTTTACATAGAGTACAATCGACACCATCGCGTTTATTTAACTCTCCGACATTATCGTTAAGAAAATCAGCTTCTGTTTGATATTGGCTAGTGTCTGCATCTTTTGGAATTCCAAGCATATCTTTAATACTTCGCACCTAAATCACCTGCCCTACTTGTTTAGTGGTTTTATTTAATGTTTTTTTATCTTTATTAGCCCATTGGCAAATCGTTGCATAATGAGATTTATATTTTTTGCCTTTTGACGAAAGATAGAAAGATAAATCATTAATCATGTGAACTAAATTTCTATCTTTAAGTTTTTGATATTCTTCATCTGTTAGCATTACATTATTCAATTCACCATAAGGTTTTTTTTCCTTAGATGGAATAATATTATTATTTATATTATCTAATATATTATATTCTTTATTATTGGTATCAATTTTTGATACACCCCCGTCCAAATTTTGATACACCCCCGTATCAATTTTTGATACACCCCCGTCCAAATTTTGATACATTTGTGTATTTTTTTGAGTAGGTGTATCAATTTTTGATACACTATAATTATTCTTATATCTGTTATAAACAATTCCATTAACAGATTGAGTATCTTTAAATATAAACCCTTTTCCTACAAGTGAATCTAAAGCACTTCTAACAGTGTTTTTAGAAACACCTAGCCAATCTTGTAAATATGTTAAAGAACCAGTAAACCAACTTTCTCCATCTTGAGTGAAGCCAAATATAATAGCATAAATGCTAAGTTCATTACCTTTTAATTTCAAATCGTTTCTCATAAATGATTGAACTGTATAATAATTACCCTCTTTAATTTTATTGTTCATATACTTCACCTAATCTTTTATTCAATCTTTGCAGCTTAAATTCAGCATTGACCTTTAGTTCAGTTTCATCGATACCGAAAATAAATTTAAGCTGTTCAAGCATTATGTAGACATCTGCCATTTCCATAGCTATATCACTTCTATTCTCTTTACCTCTGCGGTTTTTAAGCAGTTCTTTTGTAAGTTCGCTCATTTCCTCGATGGCCATATCAACTTGCGGGTTGTTCCCGTAATGCTCCAGCGCATCAAGCATTATGTTAATTTGGTTTGTGTTAAATTCCATGCTGTTTCCTCCATTCCTTAAATAGATATCTAATTCCCAAAACAAGCGACAAAATAAACGCAATAAGCATCATTAGAAAAAATACGAATGCTATTTGTTTAGACGTCATTTTCTTTCACCTCATCAAAATCTAATTTTAACTGTTTATTTTTATAATTAATTCCTAATACGTCATAGCTTTCTTTAAATAATTTAATAACAAACTCTCTCTGCCTTTCGTTTAATAAATCTAATTCTTTTTTTGTATATCCTTTATAACTTCCATAAGGGCAACCCATACAACCAGTACGATCTATATAATTATATATTTCTGGTATTTCTATTCTGTACTTTTTATATATATTCTCTAACAATTCATCACTTAGATCATGTAAAGGTGTAAATTTTTTATCTTTAGTAAAACACGTTTTATATTTATGTTTACGTGTTAAACTTTCATTCCCTCTAACTCCTGGAATTGCTTTTTTACAGCTTGTTTTTTCATATTCCTTTAATGGTTCTTTTTTTAAGTATTTGCAACAATATGAGCTAATTTTATGAGCGCTCCCACTTAATACGTATTCTCTAGCTTTTTTGCTAATGTTGTGCATACTCTCCTCTCTCGCCAATACTCTATCTAAAGTAGATTTAGCTCTACTTCCACCTTGATAGCGCCTTATATATTCATCTTGTTGCTTACTAAAACAGGGTGATCCATACTTTTCTTTAATTTCAAACGGCTTAAATTTAGGTAACAATATTGTATCTGCATTATCGTACATTCTTTTTCTTATGGCTGTATGTTCCATATATGTATTTACTGCCACAATTTCAATTTCCGTATCGTGCAAATATTCCTTAATAAACCAGTAAAGAAAATGACTGTCTTTGCCACCGCTATAAGATAGATAATATTTTTTTCTATCTAAATATTTAAAACGACTTTCTAAGTCTTTTAAATAGAAGTCAATTTCATCAATTTTAAACATCTCCAATCTCTTATAAAAAAAGTTACATAATCCCTAAGAGTGTCAATTTTTTTGATAGAGTGCATAAATCTCTTAAACTCTATAGCCATCAACACTCTTGGCAATTTTTAATCAATTAAATTTCTAAAAAAAGTTACCGTGACCCCGATTTACGTAAAATCACACTTTCAGGGTACTTTTTTATGCATTTTCAAAATCATTAAATCCTAATTCTATATACTTATCAGGGTCTATTTCTTTAAGCAATTTTTCAAATTCCGGTTCACTGTATTCCTCGATAAAATGTTTATAAGATGGCTTATCTTTTACATAGCCATGAATGAAATAATTATCTTTTTCTGTTTTATATACATCAATGCTATACCATTCATAAAAATTCATTCCACCAAAACTTGATATTTTTCTTTTTTGTATGAAACTGTATATTTTTTTAGCCTTTTCAGTGTCATACAGCAAATTACCTATTATCTTTTTCATCTTTTAATATCTCCATATCATATCCGCTTTTTATAAACTCTTCTGCTAATGAAGAATTGATTCCATTTCCTAATTTTACATAAATCAATTCAATATCATCACCGTCAAAATTCGTTTCTAGAAAGCGATTAATTCTGTCAAGCACCTTAGTTCTAAATTTCTTATTACTCCTTTCAGATGAATACGGCATAGCTTTAAGGGCTGAGCGCGAACAGTACTCTAATACTTTTCTTTTTATATCTAATTCTGTTTTGATATTATCAACTCTAAAGTAAGTATTATTTTTTGGAATTATTATTAATTCCATATTGTAATTTATAAATGAGTCATAAAATATTCTCATAAGTTTTATTAATAACTCAGGAAAAGCTATTGTAGCTTTATCTAATGCCTGTTCCAACTGCTCGATATATTGTTTTACAAGCTCATATTCATCTTCAAACTCATCACCAGCATTATCAAACAGTGCTTTCAAATCATGCATTACGTCACATTTGTAAATTGTTACTTTATTTTCCATCAAATCCACCCCAGTTCTTTACATTGTTGATTAATTGCTTTCAATGTAGCTACGTCTATGCCATAATCACCTACCGTGATTTCTTTACCCGGGTCAAAAAGAAAGTAGTTTATTTCACTTATTTCATAAAGAATCATATTGTTACTTTTATAATATGCATATCCTAATGCTTCAAACATTTCTTTAGCGGTCATTTTCATCTTCCCATGCGTTACTAAAATTGGATTTTTAGGCGTTGCTTCATCAACTTCATTATTAATAAAATCAACAACAAATGCCTCTATTTCTTTATAGCAATCTATTGTTTCTGTTGTACCATCTTTTAGCACTATTTCATTTTTTAAATTCTCAGCGCCTAGATTATTAAATAATTGTTTTATTCCAATTAAAGAATGTAATAAACGCTCTTTTTTTGTTAATTTACTCATCTTCATCATCCTTTTCCTTCTGTCCTAAATAATCAACGATTAAAATTGTTATTATTGCTTCTGCTGCGATGGTTAGGATCACGCCTAGCCAAAAATCACTTATCATTCAATCACCTCTAAAACTTCAAATTTTCGAGTTTGCGCCGTTTTTGTTCGTTTGAGAGTGTTGTATACTTACGAGTAGTTTTTAAGTCTGTATGACCGAGAATATCAGCCAAATCTAAATAATTACCACTGTTTTGGTTTAGAAACACTCGTGCAAATAAATGCCTAAAGGAATGTGCATGCACATATTCTTTTTTTACCCTAGCCATTCCTGCTATTTTTTTCATTCTTCGCCATATCGTGCTTTTGGCCGGCATCTTCCCGTCTTTCTTCCCAAGAAATATATATCCTGTAGTGATTTTATTTTCTTTGCAGTATTTCTTTAATTCTCTCCTTAGATCCTGACGAACTGGAACAACTCTTTCTTTTCCTTTATTGAAAACCTTGATATAGTACTTCTCCAAATTTTCGACTGTAAAATATTTAAGCTCTTCTATACGTATTCCAGTCATTGCCAGAGTAAGCATGATGTAGTATGTCTGCATCATATTCATTCTTTTAGCCATTCTTAGAAGCCTTTTATAGTCTTCTATTGTTAATACATCTTCATTATTAAAAGCTGCCTGCTGTCTTATTTTTTTGATTTTAACTTCAGGCATATCAAGCCATTTAAAAAATTTATTAAGTGTTGTTATCCAGCTGTTTGCTGAATTGACTGAATCGGATATATCACGAAGATAACTTTTATATTCGATTGTAATGTCTTTTGAAATATCAACATCACAATATCCACTGTCTTCAAGCCAAGTGATGAATTTAGATATTCCATTTTTATATGATTTTAATGTATTTTCTGCCAGTTCATCATGTTTCTGCTCGATTATCCATAGATCAAGATTTTTTTCCAAATCTTTCTTTTTCATACGCTCCTCCTGTTAAATTTTCAATCAATCAACACTTTGCTTTTTTGCATTTTTACACCTTTTTTAAATGGAATCGGTGTGCAATATAACCTATATATTATATTGCATTTATATTTTCTCTCTAATCCCATATGTACCAATGGATTAGAGAGATTTTTTTATTAAAATAGTTTTTGCAGTTTTTCTACCTTGTTTGATTAACTAACTGTTTTGCCATATAATCTCTTTAAGGAGGTTTATTATGGATAAAACAAGTAAAACAGTGCTAAACTATTTTAAAAATTTACCTAATCAAAGATTACTGTACTTTGATTCAAATGTAAGCGATGCTGCCAAAGAATTAAATCTTTCAACTAGCGAATTTCAAGCATGTTTGAGATTCTTAATTGAAAACAAATATCTAGAAATAATCAATTCATCAAAAGGACGTAAAGCCGGTGTCGTGCTGTCTCATACTGGTTTACATCATAGCGAATTTAAACGAATAAGTACGATAAATTATTTAAAAGATAAATGGATAAGCATATTTGCTCTAATTGTTTCAATAATCTCATTAATAATTTCATTATCCAAGTTATAAAAATATCGATATAAGAATTGCTATTGTGGATATGATTAAACTCAAAATATCTATCACATTAGCTTTTTTATCTTTTTTCATTAATTGTTGTTACTCCTCTTCAATCATTTTTCTAATATTTTCAACTGCATCATCTTCAATTGCTTTAATTTCAGTTGTCATTGCCGTAATTTTTTTGCTGTGCTTATTTTCAGCGATGTATCCTAAACAAATTAATGTATTAAAAATTTCCTGAGCATAGTCCCTTATTTTCTGCAGTCTTTGCAGATCATTAAATTCTTCATAAGTTATCTTCATTTTGCTACTCCTTTTTAATCAAGCCATTTATTATCTGCTGCTATGAATCCAATCACTGAACCTATCGTTAAAATTGTCCAGATTATTCTAAATACGACTAATGATGTGTCTTCACTGGTTAAACTTTCTACAGCATCATTTATTTTTTTGTTTTTATAAAATTTTGAATTATCTTCGATTGTATTATTTTTGAATGAAGTAAAAATGGTACCTTTATATTTTGTCTTTAAAATATAGTATTTATATCTTATTGTTCCAGATTCACGAATTGTCTTTAAATACCTGCTTTCAGGCATATCTATCTTATTATAAGGAAACACATGATCATAAAATTTAATTTTTTTACTATGTTTAGATTCCCGGCTTACAGTATCCCACGTCCAATATGTTTCGGTTCGACATGTTCTGTTTTTACCGCTCCCACTACAAACCTTTCTAGTATGCATAGTGTAATGTTGTTCTACTTTTTCGATGTACATATATTTGTCACCAATTTCCGGATATGTAACAGTATCAACAGCTTCTAATGTAGAATATGCAAATGCATCCCCAACATTGGTATTGATACCATATTCAAACATTTCTTTATCTGTTACTTTCAAAGCGCTTAAATACTGATCATCTTTATCTATTTTTGATTGCTCCATTGCTCCGTTTATTAACAAACCGACAAAAATCATTACAGCAAGTATTGTGATACAGAAAATCAATTCTCTGGCCTTTATCTCTATACCATTAATGGAAAATGCTTTCTTGTCCCATTTCATTTTATTCACCGAATAAATCTTGCGGAGCATCACTTGAAGCACTGTATTCTAAATATTTAAATTCTTTTTTTTCATATCCCACTAGCGATAAAAAGAATCTTTGCGGGAATTTCTTTACATAACGGTTATATGACTCAACAGATGAATTGTGATTTTTTCTATGCTGTGCTATTAAATTCTCTGTTGTTGACAGTTCGGTCATAAACTGTTGATAATTTTTATCAGCTTTTAAATCCGGGTATGCCTCAGCTGTTGCTTTAATCATTGTATTTACATTCTCAATTTCATCAGTGTTGCTCCGTGTTTCGGCTATTTCCTTTAGTGTTTCAGCTTCATGCTGATCATAATTTTTGACACAGTCAGCAAGATTATAAACAAGATCGATTCTTCGCTTTTCTTGAACATTTATATCTGATAAAGTTTTTGATACTTTTTCCTCATATCCTATTGCTGTATTCGCTGTAGTCTGTATCCAGATAAAGCAGCATACAATTACCGAAATAATCCCTCCTACAATTAATAATAATGTTTTACTGTTTTCTTTAATGCTTTTCATTTCTCTCAACCTTTCTTTTTTAATATTCGAAACCACCAAAATAATAATGATCTTTGTGGATAGTAACTCTTGTAATTTTCTTCTTTTTAAATATCTTTCTAAACTGTTTTACTGCCTTTTTATAGGCTGTTTCCCTTGTTTCTGCATAAATAACCAAGGGGAGTACAATTACCTCACTTTCTATGTAGACATAATATTTAAACATCTTCTACAACGTAATACTTACCTTCCAAAACACCATTGTGGCACAACCATACAGGTAAATAGATCGGCTTTATTTTCAACAGCTTACTAAGCTCATCACTCCATATAGAACCGCAAACATTTGTAACATCATTAATATCTAGTAATAGATACTTAACCGGCGGTTTTGGCATAAATATCATCCCTTCCTAAGCATCTTCATTTTGTTTTAAAATACTGCTTTTGAAGTTAAATTTTCTTCTCCACCCTTCAACAAAATCTAAAACCTCATTAACAGCAGTGCAGTTATTTTTTCCTCGAAGCTGCTTTATTTCGTTTTTATTTGACAGCTCTAATGTGTAAAACGGATTGTTTACATCATCACGCTTTCTAATAAGAAATATACTGGTTTCTCCACTGGCATACCTTTTATCATATGTCCTTACGCAGTGATTAAGTTTTGCACTTTCATTTATTAGATCAGCGATTGAATTCGCTGGTGTAATAACAAAATCATCATCAGCAAATCTATATTTAGATAACTCGTTGCTTACCCTTTCTCTAATCATCAGGTCATCTTTAGCAGATTTTTTTGTCTCAATCTGTATCATTAATCTATCGTGAGCTTCTCTTATGTTATCGGGATACCTGTTACTGTGATTCATCGGAAGTCCTAGTTCTTCACAGAATCTGTAATAATCTTTTATTATGTACAAAGAAGTACCCTGCATTTTAAAATAGTCAAATGCATAAACACTTATATTAATATCCGCATATTTAATTCTTGATATTTCGACAAGTTTTAACAGTTCATTAAAATCACTGCGGTCCTCTATCTTAAATTTATATATCAGATCTCTATACTTTTTGAATTCCTTTAGCGGGATATGCAGCTTTTTCAAACGCTCGATATCACATTTTTTTATACCCAGAATCTCAGTTCCTTTTTTAGACCATCTTAGTACCCTTAAATCATCCTTGAGAAGATAAGACAACCCTATTTTTGATATCATTTCAACTTCCGGATGTTTATCATAAATGGACAGATATTCAAACAGTTCATTAATGCTGTAAACACTGTATTCAAATCCACTGTATTTATAAACAGAATTTTCAAGCAGTGAAGCCAGTTCACCGGCAGACGTATGTATAAAATAGTTGCTCCTTTTCCGGCGCTGTCCATAATACACGCTGCCTTCTGTACTTACATCAAAAGTCCCAATCTTATGAATCTGCCATTCATTATTGTTTCGATAATCGAAAGGATATGAGTAATCATATGTCCAGCATTTTATTCCGCCACCCATAGAAGCATAAAGTCTCCGTGTCAGCTGATAGCGGCATCCAGACAGTTGCCTTTTAACCTCAAATATATCTGTAACTTTCTCTTTATGTAGCCATCTTTGCGAAATATAAAAGGTACGGCATATGATCCGATTTTTCCATTTTTCATAAACTGCAACATAGAATCCATAAACTTCAGTATCTTTTTTTGGGCGTTTCCAGGATGGATCATCATCACTTATCATATATTCTTTAAAATCCGTGGCCTTGTACTGTTTTAATTTCAATTTTGACAGTCTGTTTAGTAATTTGTCACTTTCACTTAATTTATTTGCCATATAATCAACCTAATCGAAGAGTGACATCTGTGCTCTTTCCATATCCTCTTTATGTTTTTTAGCTGCTTTTTTTAACTCTTCTCTCTTCTGTTTTTTTACTTTTTCTTCCTCCCGGATTTTTTCAAGTTCAGCCTTTACCTTTTGATTGACAATTGCATCAATATCTTTTGCATGCTCCTTAACATCTTGTTCCTTTGGCATTAATCTTGACAGTTCCGCACTGCCGTCTGCATTGGTAGTAAAATCCTTCTTTCCAATTTCAAGATTATCTTCATCAAAATAGTGAACAGCAAGTGAGTATATTTCATCATCTTCACCGGCAGCATAACCAGTAACGCCCTCTTTTACGCTCTTCTTTGATATCTCAATTAAAATATAATCAAAACACTCCTTTAAACTCTTATTTTGATTATTTAATTTATCCTCTAAATCATTTCTTGATAAAAGATAATTACCTATTTTTTTTATCCATGGATTTTGAGAAGAATCCATTTCCGCTTTGATTTTATCCATAAAATCCCTCCTTTTCCTAAAAAATGATATTAATCAAGTATAAGTACTAAATTATAATTATTTTTTCTTCTCCAGTGTTATAATAATTATCGAAAGGAGAATTGCAAAATGCCGTTAAATATTATTCAAGATAAAATTTGTAAAGTTAAATGCCCTATTTGCAATAAGGAAACACCTGCTACAATACTTAGCGATCAATCCGATTCATATGGTAAATATTATATTTGCAAATGCCAATTATGTGAGCGCCTATTCTTTTTACATAAAGCGACGATGTATGAATATAAGCAAAACAAGCTAATCGCTACTAACGATATTGAATATATTTTTCCATATTCAAATGCAGAAAAAGTATTCAGTGCAACAATAAATCAAATTTCAAACAGTTTTGAAACTCTTTATAATCAGGCATCTATTGTTGAAAATATTGGACTTACTGATATAAGTGGTCTAGCATATAGAAGAGCATTTGAGTTTCTTTTAAGAGATTTTGTTTGTTTTCTTTATCCAGAAAAAGCAGAAGCTATTAAATCTGATAATAATTTTTCAAATGTAGTAAAAAACAGATTACCAAATGATCCAATTTATGAAGATATAAAAGAATTATCTTTAAGAGCTTGGTGGATTGGCTCTGATTATGCACACTATGATAAAAAATATGAATCTGTTGATATTGATGATTTAAAACAAATTATTGATATTTTAACTGCATTAATAGAATTAATCATTAAAACCAACAAATATAAGCAAATTACTAAACGATAAGTTTAGCAATTGTTTTACCGTCCAATGTCCTATATTCGTTTATCATTTTTATAGGACTTTTTTCAGTTCCTTCACCAACGATATAAACAAGTAAAATGACCTGTTCTAATCTGCATTCATCAATTCGCATGGGTATAACATTATATTTTTTTAAATCTTCCATAAAATTCCTCCTATTTTCATGATTTTGGTACAAATAAAAACAGTACCCTAAAAACACTGTTAAAAACCTATATATTTTTTATTATCCCGACGATAAAATCGAGAATGATACCTGAAGCTCCCGCAGCTATAAAACCTACCAAAATAATAATTAAAACGATTGTATAAAAGCCTCTGGCATTCAGTCTGTTAATGTACTTTTCCATTTTCGATATTCTTTGACACACTCCTTTTTATATTCTATAATTAACGTGGTTTCATTGATTAGCTGCTACTGGACATAGCAGCTTTTTCACGTTCCATTTTTGCGTATTCATGTATCTGCTTCTCGGTCATATCAATATAATCTAAAAGATGAACCGGTTTAATATATACACGTCTCCCACTAACAAGCACTGTCTTGCCGTTCTTTTTTATTTTTTCAATAATTTCATTCTTTATTTTTGTTGCTTCTTTATATCCGCATGGGATAAATGCCTGTATTTCCTGAGTATTGGCATGTCCCTGAAATATAATTTCTTCTCTTATATTATTTATATTCTCTTTCGTTTTACGCATTGTTACTGCTCCTTTCCACAAATTTAATAACCGACCAGGCTATATGTTTTATACTTAGTTAACCGACCAAGGTTTTTAATGCTATAATTTATATATCGACACTGCCAATCGAAAAGAAAAATGAAAGCGAGGTGAAATAATGAATAAAGCTAAAATTACCTTTTCCAATAATGAAAATTTAATATTAAACGAAGGCGATGAAATAATACCAATTACGTGTATAAATGATATAGGCGAACCATTGACATCGATGGATAAGACAATTAAAATTGAAAATCACATACATAACGGATTAATCCCTTCAATTATGAATTTTGATTGTAATAATGATTTCTTTTACTTGAATTATGACTACAATGTAGTTTATGGTTCAAAAACAATTGTAAAAATTGAATTAATTTAATTTACTCCGTGCGTTATTTATCAATTTGTAACGCACTTTTTTCACGCTCTAACATTATTTTTAGTTCTTCATTTAAATATTTTGCAAAAAATAGATTACACTTCCCACTCCAGATTAAGGATTTAATAATCTTTTTTATTTTTTCATCTATTTGATCATATGTTTCACATTCTTTCTTTAATTCGTTATATAAATCCCTGACAAGTGAATCAGCCTGTTCTTTTATTTCCAAGCCTATTAAATCTAAATTTACGTTCATTCTAATCACTCCTTCTATGGCTTTAGTCTACAATAATCCAATCATTACTTATAATTTCTTTTGGAGCTATACTGTACTGAGATATTGCTCTTTGCACACCATAAAATTCGAAACAAATCAGGTTATTTGGATATGGCTTTAATTTTAACCTGTACCCATTTCCCATACATTGCTCGTTATTAGGTAATGCGATACACTTATTTTCACTTTGAGCCTGTTTAATTGCTTTTACTATATCCATATGTAACTCCTTTTTGATTTATTTTTCACCATTGCTATAAGCATTCACCAGTCCCTCATAACGGGTTGATATTTTTTTATATAGATTTTCACTCATTCTCATAAAAATCTCTTTGTTGAAATATCCGCATTCAGTTTTACAGTCAAGATACAACATATTTAACATTTTGCAGAGTTCCACATTCAAAATCCTGTCAAGAAATATCTCTGCATTAAAAAGTGTTTTATTACTTTTAATACTCTCTAGATACAGTTCAATATCTATATCATTAGAATTTTGCTTATACTCTTTTTTGTTTTCATCAATAATATTAGAGTCACAATATAATTTATCTTTATACCCCATCAGTATCTTAATATCCATAAGGTGCTGATTTATTTCTTTTAGTTCCTTAATAACTTCACTTTGTGATTCCTCTTTTAACATTAATTCAAGCGCTTCACCTTCAATAATACCACCACTCTCTAAAATCTCTCTCGTTGGATGTTTTGACATCTAGCCCACCTCATTCACGCTTGAAATTTCAATCTC